GTAATCAAGGTACTCAGGGTCTTCAGGGTCTTTCTAACCAAGGTACTCAGGGTCTTCAGGGTCTCTCTAACCAGGGTACTCAAGGACTTCAAGGTTTAAGTAATCAAGGTACTCAAGGTCTTCAGGGAACTCAAGGTACTCAAGGACTTCAAGGTTTAAGTAATCAAGGTACTCAGGGTCTTCAGGGTCTTTCTAACCAAGGTACTCAGGGTCTTCAGGGTCTCTCTAACCAGGGTACTCAAGGACTTCAAGGTTTAAGTAATCAAGGTACTCAAGGTCTTCAGGGTCTTTCTAACCAAGGTACTCAAGGTCTCCAAGGTCTTCAAGGTCTTCAGGGTGGTGGGGATCAAGGTACTCAAGGTGTTCAAGGTTTAAGTAATCAGGGTGCTCAAGGTCTTCAGGGTCTTCAAGGAACAGGTAATCAGGGTCTTCAGGGTCTTCAGGGTGGTGGAGGTCAGGGTACTCAAGGACTTCAAGGTTTAAGTAATCAGGGTACTCAAGGTCTTCAAGGTCTAAGTAATCAAGGTACTCAAGGTCTTCAAGGTCTTTCTAACCAGGGTGCTCAAGGACTTCAGGGTCTTTCTAACCAGGGTGCTCAGGGTCTTTCTAACCAGGGTGTTCAAGGTGCTACAGGTTCTGGTGGCGGTGGCGGGGGAGTAAATTATTGGGAACAAACCATTGTTGGTATTAATACTCTTTCAAAAGTTGGTATAGGAACCACAAATCCAACTGCACTACTTACAGTTAAATCTACGAATGTTACTGATTTTGTTGGTTTGTTCTCTGGAACCACTAATAATGATTTAGTAAGAATCACTCAGGACGGAACTGGAAATGCTCTGAGAGTTGATGATCAGGTAGCAGGAACCACTCCATTTATAGTTGATAATAACGGAAGGGTTGGTATAAATACTGCAACTGCCACATCAAATCTTACTGTTTTTGGTAATTCTATAATTACTGGAATAACAACATCTGGATATTTGGATGGAAACCCAATTACTACATTGTCTGGATCTATACTTGCACACTCTTATGGTATGGCAATGCCATAAGATACATATAATATAAAGGAGGATTAAATAAATGCCATTAACTAATTTAAATACAGCACCAATTTTTACAGGAACTCCAAGAGTTGGATTTACAACAATTACATCAGCACAAAGCAACTCACAAGGTTCTGGAACAGTAGGAACCAATATCTATCTTGCATTCAGTGCAGGAGCAAATGGAAGTTATCTGCAAAAAGTGAGATTTACTTTAGGTGGTGCAACTGCAAACACCGCATCTATTGCTGCAGTATTGAGAGTTTATATATCTACAGTTAACACTGGTAATACAACTCAGACTAATACTTACTTATACCAGGAAGTTGCAGCACCAACACAAACACCAAACGTAATTGGTACACTTACTGCTGCAACATATCCAATTGAGGTTCCACTTAACTTTGCAATTCCTACGGGACAGTACGTTTTAGTTGGAGTAAGTGCAATAACTGGAGCAAACACTGTTTGGAACGCAATTACCTTTGGTGGAGATTACTGATGGAAAGAATTGTAAAAATCCATTTTAATGAAGGACCTCTTGCAACTGGATTTATTCATATTAATGAGAATAATGAAATTACATTATTTACTGATGAAAATGGAAATGAACTTACAGAATATTCATCCTGGTATGTTCCAGAAGAAGTATAAATGATTGATTTACTACATTTACCAAAACCAACCACTGGAAATGCTGATTACTTTATTGGCAAATCAACTTCTCTAGGTCAATCTTGGGAAACTTGGGAAAAACCTAGAGGAATTACTATGGTTAGATTTATTTGTATTGGTGGTGGTGGTTCTGGTGGAAATGGATTTGCATCTGCCACTACCAACGCAAGAGGTGGTGGAGGAGGTGGTGGTTCTGGTGGATATAGTAGTGTAGTTCTTCCTGCAATTTTAATACCAGATACAATATATATTTCTGCAGGAAGAGGTGGAATTGCTGGTGCTGGAACAGGTTCTTATGTCTCCGTTATTCATTATACTGCATTAACTACAGTAACTGCAACTTATACTCTCTGTTATGCAAATGGTGGAAGTGCAGGAGGTAATGGAACTGCTGCCGCTGTTGGTGCTTTAGGTGCTGCTGCCCCTGTTGCCACAAGAGCAAATACTTTACTTTCTGGTTATGGTGAACTTATTCTATATGCAGGATCTGCGGGATCTGCTGGCGGGGCAGTGGCTGGGGGTAATGCTACTGCTATAAATTATCCAGCATCAGGATTATTACTTTCTGGTGGTTGTGGTGGAGGTGGAGGTGCAACTGGAACTGGAGGAACTGCAGGAGTTGCCATAAATACACCAGGATCTTTATTATTTCCAGCAATATCTGCAGGAACGAATGGTAGTCCTGGAGGTGTTGGTGGTACAGGAAGAGAACTTTATCAACCACTACTTTCTACCGGAGGTGGTGGTGGCGGTGCTTCAACCTCAACAACAACTGCTGGAGGTCCGGGAGGTAATGCTGGATTTGGTTCTGGAGGCGGCGGTGGTGGTGCTGGAGGAACTGATGGTGGTGGAGCAGGTGGTATTGGTGGAAATGGTTTAGTTATTATTAATTATTGGTAGAGAAATAAAAAATGATTGATTTACTACATTTACCAAAACCAACCACTGGAAATGCTGATTACTTTATTGGCAAATCAACTTCTCTAGGTCAATCTTGGGAAACTTGGGAAAAACCTAGAGGAATTACTGAAATAAGAATAATTTGCATTGGTGGTGGTTCGGGTGGTGGTACAGGGTTTGCATCTGCCACTACCACCGCAAGAGGTGGTGGAGGAGGTGGTGCTTCTGGTGGATTTACTATGGTAAGTGTTCCTGCACAATTTATACCAGATAGATTATATATTTCTGCAGGAAGAGGTGGAAATGGTGCTCCTAGTAGTGCAAATGGTTCCAATGGTAACGATGGTCAAGCAGGAACAGGTTCTTATGTCTCCGTTATTCCTTATACTGCATTAACTGCAATTTATACTCTTTGTTTTGCAAATGGTGCCGGTGCTCCCGGTAATGGAGCAAGATCTAACAGAGGAGGAACTGGTGGACCTGCTGCTGCTGTTGCCACAAGAGCAAATACTTTACTTTCTGGTTATGGTGAGTTTATTGCATATGCAGGATCTGCGGGAGTTGCTGGTGGAGTCCAAACAGGAGGTGCCGGTCTTTCTGTTACTTATCCAACATCAGGATTATTACTTTCTGGAGGATCTGGTGGCGGCGGTGGAGCAAGTGGTGCGGGAGGGAATATAACCACCCCAACATCAAATATTTTATTGCCCACTGTATCTGGTGGAGCAAATGATACTGCTGGGCTTACTGGAACAGAACGTTATCAACCTTTAATTTCCACCGGAGGAACTGGAGGTGGTGCTTCAACCTCAACCACATTACCTGGAGGTCCGGGAGGTAATGCTGGATTTGGTTCTGGAGGTGGTGGTTCTGGTTCTGCCGGATCAAATGGAAGTTCTATTGGAGGAAAAGGAGGTAATGGTCTGGTAATCATATATTATTGGTGATAAAATAATAAATACTCAAAAAGAACATAATAATGAATAGATATTCTAAAATTTTACATCATGTTAGTCCGAAGAATCCATCAACTCCTAAGAGTTCTTCTGGTAAGAAGCGAACTTATGAAGAATATGAAGCAGATCAGAAGAAAACAGAAGTTGATAGATTAAAAGAACAAACACAACAACTTACAGAGAATATTGAGTTCTTGCAAAACTTGGTAGTGAATCAACACGATGATGTTTATGAACTTCGTCAGCAACTTAAGAATACTCCTATTCCACAACCAAAGAAAAATCTTAACGAAGGTTTATTGAATGAACCTCCAAATGTAAAAAATACTGATCCTCTTACACCATTAGACCAAAACTTTGTAACATTTGATCAACTCAACGATCATTATCAATTGTTTATTAATCGTATCCAACAGCAGATGGCAACGATTGGTGGAGGTGGTGAAACTCAGTTTAAGTTTCTTGATGATGTTGTAAACTTTATTTTTGTTGGAACTAAGAATGATTTACCTCCAGCAGTAAACGGAGTAATTACTCTTAAAGATAATTATACTTATTTCTTCACAACTACTGTAGATTTGCAAGGAAATCGTCTTGTTGCAGGACAGAACACAACAATTCTTGGTGGTTCAAGTGAAAATTGTAGAATTAAATCCACAGGTATCAGCACAACTACTGCACTTTTAAGTAGTAATTATTCTATTCCAATTCGCAACATCACTTTTGAGGCACCTTATGCAATCAATCTTGATGCAACTGGATATGGAACACAAGCACTTGATTGGTTTGGAGTTAATTTTACCAACTGTGCAAAAGTAGGAATTATCTCAAGTTATAATAATTTTATTTTACTTGACGGTGCATTTTTGAATTCTCAGGATTTGACTTTTGACGGAACGACAGGAACCGTAGGATTTAATCAGTGTTTGTTTAGTGGAAACTTTGGACTTGGTGGAACAAAATCTATTCTTAATTTTCCAAGTACCTTTATTTGTACTAGAAGAATTCGTACAACAGTTTGTTCATTCGTAGTTCCTTCTGGTTATACTGGAATAACCGTTCAGGATGGTGTTACATTCTCTCAACCTGAAAGTTTTATTATACAGACTTGTAATTTTTCAGGACCTGGAACTAAGATTGGAGTGAGTACTCATACCGACATTAATGGTAGAGATAGTTTCTTTGAAGGAAATCGTGGTATAGACAATACATTTCCTTCTGGTCAATTTTATATGAAGAATAATTCTACTCCTACAGTTATTGGTATTGGATCTACGGATATTTGGACTAAAATTGCAGGAATCACAACCACTGATGGTGCAATCAATTCTAAATTTACTGCAACTGATAATAGAGTAACTTATAATGTTGCAACTGATAGAAAGTTTTTATCTCAAGCAACAGTTACTTTCACTCAAGATGTTCCTGCTTCTGGACCATTTATTGATTTTGATGTAGAGGTTGGAATTTATGATTATGATTCATCCGCAGGAATTGGTACAATTCTTAGGTCTTCTGCAACTTTAGTTAATAACACAACATATGGACAATTTTATACTGTTCATTTGACTGACATTCACGATCATAAGCAAAATGATTATGTTGAACTTCATATTCGCAACAAAGGAACCGATACTGGTATAATCGTTACTGGCATGAGTTTGCTTGTAACTTCTATTTGATTGAGGATCTTGGTAGAATTTATTGTAGTTGACATTTAACTATAAATTCACTATAATACTAAAAAGTATTGATCACTGCCAATATAAAATTTTATGAGTAATTTTGTTAAACTTGCATTGGAAAATGGTGGAACTATACATCCACTAATTATTCCTTCGACAGATTTAAAAGGACCAGCACTTACAAATCCTTCCATTTACAATGATAATGGTAGAATTCTTGTAAATCTCAGAAATATTAACTATACTTTATATCATTCGGAAAAAAAGAAGTTTGAGCATCATTGGGGACCTTTGATCTATATTCATCCTGAGAATGATCTTCGTCTTCGTACTTGGAACATTATATGTGAACTGGATGAAAATATGCGAATTAAATGGTATCATCATATTGATACTTCTAATCACCCAGATAAAGAACTTTGGGAATTTGTTGGATTAGAAGATGCTCGTATTGTCCGCTGGGATGGAAAACTTTATACCTGTGGCGTCAGAAGAGATCTTGATACTGTCGGCACGGGTAGAATGGAACTTTGTGAAATTGAGATTACTGAAAACGATGTGAAAGAATTAAGTCAACATCGTATTCCAACTCCAGGCGATAATAGTTCTTACTGTGAAAAGAACTGGATGCCAATTCTCAATATGCCCTATCATTTTGTGAAATGGACTAATGGGACTGAAGTTGTTAAGTATAATATTGAAAATGGCAAAACAGAAACTGTAAATCTTATTAATTACAAAGAACTTGGTTGTATTGATCTTCGTGGAGGATCTCAAGTTATTCCTTTTGGTGAATATCATTTAGCACTTAATCATGAAACCTTTCTCTTTAAAAGTGAACAGGATAGAAAAGATGGTACTTATCGCCATAGATTTACGGTTTGGGATAAGTATTGGAATATTGTTAAGGTTTCTCCAAGGTTTTCTTTTTTGAATGCTGAAATTGAATTTGCTGTAGGTATGTGTGAATATGGTGATGATTATTTGATCACTTTTGGTTTTCAAGATAATGCTGCTTATCTTCTTAGAGTACCACAAAAAATCGTTCAAGAATTTATTTTTGAATAGTGAATGTATATGAAAATTAATAATTATTGTATTAATTACTATGATTCTAAAACAGATCTTTGTGAAATTGGTTCTAAATATGGAACTGACAAATCTCCTCTGTTTAGTGATTTAACTAAATTATATTATAATAAAGATTATAGGCATTCTTATACTTGCTTTTATTCTATTTTATTTTCTACTTTAAAAAATCAAGAAATAAATTTTGGAGAAATTGGAATAGCTAATAATGCCTCAATCAAAATGTGGAGAGAATATTTCTCAAGGGCTAAAATATATGCTTGGGATGGATCCGTCGAATGTATAGAAAAAGCAAAAGTTAATAATTTAAATGATGTTTTTTATGGTTATATGCATACTGAATATGAAAAATCTATTCAAAATGCATTTTTAAATTGTGGTATGAAATTTGATGTTTTACTCGATGATGCAAGTCATTTATTTTGGGATCAAATAAGAGTTATTAGGTTATCTGTAGATTATTTAAAAAATGGATCTTTTTTAATTATTGAAGATATTGATAAGAATATTTCAAATTATGATTATATTTTAGAAATTAAAAGATATGGACACGATAAATTTTTTGAATCAATCTCTTTCATTGAATTTGATCATGAAAATGTTGAATTAGGAGACTTTAATAATGATAAAATTATTTTAATGGTAGTAAAATAAATGAGTTTAGATTATAAAAATTGTATTAATTTTGCACTTCCATATTTGCCTATAAACTCAACAGTAATTGATGTTGGTTGTAATATTGATCCAATAGTAGAAATGAACTATGCTGAATGGGTTGAAAATTGGAATGATGATTTTACTTTTCTTGTATTAGAAAGATTGCCCAATTCAAAATGCATTGGTATAGAACCTCTGCATTGGGGAACTTATGAAAATAGATGGGGAAATGATTATAGAGTTGATTTATTGAAAATAGGTTTATCTGATAGAAATTGTTTTGAAACAATATTTTTTCCTGGAGTACACCATGTTATTTCCAGTTTTTATAAACAAGAATCTTTTAGTCAATATAATGTTCAAACCAAAGAAATTGAATGTAAAACATTAGATACATTAAGTTTTGAATTGAACTTGGAACATATTGATTATTTAAAAATTGATACTGAAGGGGCAGAATATAAAATACTTTTAGGTGCAAAAAAACTCCTTAAAGAAAAAAGAATATCTTTTATTCAATTTGAATATGGTCTTCAAGACAAAATTATACCTTCGGTAGAATTAATTTCTAATTTTTTGAGTGAATGTAAATATACTGAAGTTTTAACTTCTGGAAGAGAAAAATTGTGGGTAAATGAACAAATATATAGAACAATGAATTAAAAATTTATATGGAAAAAAATAACAAAATTTCATTAATCTGTGCCTGCAAAAATAGAATTAAACCACTTTTAATTTCTCTAGCATCTTGGTTATTGATTGATGAGATTGTAGAAATTATTATTGTTGATTGGAACTCGGATAAACCGATTGATTATATTACTAATTTGGATCCTAAAATTAAAGTAATAAGAGTCTCTAATCAAGAATTTTTTAATCAACCACAACCATTAAATTTAGCATTAAAACTTTGTACTCAAGAATCTGTAATAAAAGTCGATTCTGATCATGTTTTTAATCCTTATTGGAATTTTTTTGATAGGTATGTGATTGATGATAATTCTTTTGTTTGTGGAGATCCTAGTATTAGTAATATAGATGGTTCTGTACAACCTTATTTTGTATATCTGAGAGGAATTCTTTATATTAAAAGAAAGTTTTTAGAAGCAGTTGGTGCATGGAATGAAAATATGGGAGAATATTATGGTGGAGAAGATGGTGAGATAGAAAATAGATTGGAATTATATGGATTAACCAAGCAAAAATTAAACTTGGATTATACACTTATACATATTCCACATTCAAATAAGGAAAGAATTTCAAACTTTAAGGGATATACTTCTAATACTGATTTGAATGAATCGATAAGGGGGCAGTTATCTCAAGGTTTGAGTGGAAATGAATTGGAATGGAATGTTGAATATGTTTTAGCTGAGAGTCATATTAATTCTAATGTACAAACATTCTATAATTCTACTTCTTACTATGTTGAACCAAAAATAAACTGGGACATAATTCAATTAGATGATCAAAATTATATTGCGAACATGGTATAATAGTATGAATAAGATAGTTTTTAAAAGGAGATAAAAATATGATACTAGATTTTGATTATGTCTATGACAAATATAATTTGAATGTTTCTGGACTCCTTCATATTGGCGGACATTATGGTGGTGAGTTGCAGAAATATAAGTCTCATAATATAAACAATATTGTTTTGTTTGAACCATTGTCTTCAAACTTTTCAGTACTAAGTGAGGCAGTAAAGAATATTGGTGGAAATATTGTTGCCCATCAAGTTGCTCTTGGAAATGATAACCGAAAGGTTATAATGAACATTAGTAGCAATGAGGCGCAGAGTAGTTCTATTCTTATTCCTAAGGTTCATCTGACTGTACATCCAGAAGTTTTATTCAATGGAACTGAAGAAGTTGAGATGAAGAAACTTGATGATTATGATTATAAGGATTATAATATGATCGTTGTCGATGTTCAAGGATATGAACTTGAGGTTCTAAAAGGAGCAACACAAACATTGCACAATATTGATTACATTTATTGTGAGGTTAATCGTGATGAAGTTTATGAGGGTAATGCAAGAGTTGAAGAAATTGATGAGTTTCTTTCTACATATGGATTTAAAAGGGTAGAAACTCAGTGGTATTATACTGAGGTATGGGGGGATGCTCTGTATATGAAAGAAAAAAAATCTAATCCTAATCCTAATGTTTCATTGATTTGTGTATGTAAGAATCGTCTTGAGTCTCTTAGAGTTTCTTTGAGTTCTTGGTTGCTCTTTGATCCAATTAAAGAAATTATTATTGTTGATTGGGACTCTGAAGAACCAATTCATAATCTGACTCAGTTGGATCCTAGAATCAAAGTGATTCGTGTGAATAATAAAAAATATTTTAATTTAGCACAACCACTGAATCTTGCTGCAAGTCAGGCAACAGGAGACTACATTCTAAAGGTTGATACTGATTATATAATCAATCCATATTATAATTTCTTTGAATCTTACTTAGTAGATGAAACATGCTTTGTAAGTGGTGCTCATGATGCTCCGGATTTGGTTTATGGACCTGATCAGAATGGAGAATATACCATAGACATGGCGAAGAATGAATTTATGAATGTTGTTGACTATGTAAATTGTTTTAGTCATTATTTTAGATATCTAAGAGGAATGCTCTATGTATCAAGAGATAATTTCTTAAAAGTAAATGGATATAATGAATTAATTGACACTTATGGGTTTGAAGATGGTGATATGGAAACTAAACTAAAATCTTTGGGATTATCGCATAAAAAGATTTCCTATGATCACGCTTTAATTCATATTCCACATTCTGATAAGAAAAGAATAGAAAATTGTAAGTATGATTTGAATGATGAAAAACAAATAAGATATAATCTTTCTCATTTTTATAGTGGTGATATGCTAGATGCACAAACTTATTATGGTGTTGTAAGTCGTTTAGTGCAAAAAAATGGAGATGCTTCTAGAAGAAAAGGTCGTAAAATAAGTTGGAAAATTAATCAAATAGGTGATCAAAATTATGTTGCTGAAGATACAATTATGCTAAAATTAAAAGAATTTCCATCTGTTAACTATGTAAGTTTAGAAGAAAGTATTGATCGCCAGATGACTCTCGTAAATCAATTCTATGAACATGGAATTACTAATATCAATTCTGTGATTTCAAAAAGATTTGCAGAATCAAACGATGTAGTTACTGGTAAGTATGCCTATACTCTGAATGATGGCACCAAAGGATGTGTAGTATCTCATCTTAAAGCAATCAAAAATTGGTATGAGAACACTGATGAAGACTATGGATTCTTCTGTGAGGATGATCTGAGTCTTGAAACTATTCAGTACTGGAACTTTACATGGGAAGAATTTATTAAAAAAATTCCTTTGGATGCTGAGTGTGTTCAACTTCTTACTATTCGTGGTGACTTTGAAACCTTTGAACTCCGTGAGAGACAGTGGAATGATTGGGCAGCAACAGCATATATTATCACTAGAGATTATGCGAAGATGTTAATTGGTATTTACATTCGAAATGATACTTATCATCTTGAGGTGCCAAATTCTGATGTAATGCCTTTGATTGAAAATATTTTATTCTCTGGTAAGACTTATACTGCTCCTTTATTTGTTGAAAATATAGAATTTAGTTCCACATTTGTTGGGTCTGATGATGATGTTAATGATGGACAAAAGAGAGATCATTATTATGCTCATGAGACAGTGTTGAATTATTGGAAAGGAAATTTGCAAGAGAAGAAAATGCCTAAAAGTAAATCATTTACTATTAAACCTCGCAAACCTAAGTCAAAAATCGTTGATTACTTTCCATATTTTAATGAGAAAGAAATTCTAGAATTGAGAATTAATTTACTTAAAGATCATGTGGATAAATTTGTAATTGTTGATGCAAATAGATCTCATACTGGAAAAGTAAAACCCTTTACTTGTAAAGATACCCTTAAAGAACTTGGTCTGTGGGATGAAAATAAAATTCAAGTAATTGAACTTAACCTACATTCCGATGATGATGAAGTTGTTTTTACTGATCATGATAGGTATTACAATCATAATGATCATAAAAAAATGTTAGTTGGATCTAGGGATAGATTGCAAAAGGATGCACTGTTTTCTATCATTGATCAGTTTGATGATGAAACTGTTTTCATTGTAAGTGATTGTGACGAAATTATTAATCCAGAACATCTTACTTATGTTCCCAATATCATTAGAAGTAATCCAAATATTATATTTAAGATTCCTTTAGTCTATCTTGAAGGTAGAGCAGATTTAAGATTGTTTTATGAATCAAATAATAATCCAGTTCAATGGGACTGCTCTATGTTCTTGGCGACAAAAAATCATTTAAAAACTCACACACCAAATGAAATTAGATCTAATTTTAATATTTCTTATCCAATTTCATATATTGGTCAATATGAAAATGAAAATTATCTAAGATATGAAGATATGGGATGGCATTTTAGTTGGATGGGGGATACTGATAGAAAGAAATTAAAATCTTTATCTTATAGTCATTATGATCATGAATTTGAACATATCATTTATAAAAAATGTTCTGGAAAGTTGATGGAAGAATTTATAGAAAATCATAAAGCAGAGGAAGGAAATATTAGTGTTTCTGGGCACATTGGAACGGTTATGAAAAAATATCCACATGAAACTCTTCCTCAAATTATTTTTGATTTACCAAGAGTTAAAGAATTTTTATTGCCGAGTATTTCATCAAAATCTGAATTTGAAGAATTACTTACGAAATATTCTTTAGATACTGAAAATGCAGATCATAATTTTGCATTGGGAGTTTGGTATGAAAATAAAGGTCATACTGCACCTGCACTTTCATATTATCTAAGATGTGCTGAGAGAGCAGAAGATGAGGATCTTGCTTATGAGGCTTTAATTCGCGGATCTTATTGTTATGAAAAACAAGGAACAAGAGATGGAAGTTCAAGATCTATGTTGTGGCAAGCACAAGCGTTTCTTCCTCACCGCCCAGAAGCATATTTTCTTCTGAGTCGCTTTGCTGAAAAAAGAGATTGGTGGCAAGATTGTTATATGAATGCCGATTTGGCTCTTAGATATTGTAGATTTGATTGCAAACCTTTAAGAACAGATGTTGAATATCCAGGAAAATATGGACTGCTTTATGAAAAATCAGTTGCCGCTTGGTGGTGGGGTAAAGGAAAAGAAACAAGACAATTGCTTCAAGAAATAAAAGAAAATTATGAACTTTCTTCAGAATATTATGATATAATAGGGAAAAAACTGATGGGATATGCCAGTGGTCATGTTCCAGAAGAAGAAATAAAGTATAATAAGAGTAGGTACAATCAGTTTCGATTTAAATTTGGTGGTTTAGAAAAAATTGAAAGAAATTATTCTCAAGCATTCCAGGATATGTTTATTCTTTCTCTACTTAATGGAAAAAGAAATGGACTTTATTTAGAGATTGGGGCACAAGAACCATTCTTTCAAAATAACACTGCACTTTTAGAAACTGAATATGATTGGAAGGGTATTTCTATTGAAATTCGAGAAGATCTTTGTAATATGTTTAGACAACAAAGAAAAAATTCTATTATTTGTCAAGATGCTACTACAATTGATTATACATATTTGTTAGATGAATTTGGAAAAGGTAATATCTTTGATTATTTGCAAATTGATTGTGAACCATCAAAAACAACTTTTGAAATTCTTCTTATGATTCCATTTGAAAAATATAAATTTGCTATTATTACTTATGAACATGATCATTATGTAGATATGACTAATTCCTATAGGAATAAGTCAAGAGAATATTTGGAATCAAAGGGATATAAACTCGTTGTAACAAATGTTTCTGCTAATGATTTTTGTCCATTTGAAGATTGGTGGTATCACCCAGATTTAGTTAGTTTTGAAATAGTTAATATAATGAAAAATATTTCTAATGTTACTGATGTTAGAAAATACATGTTCAATTAAATAAAAAAATTATGAATTTTACAATCTATTCAAAAGAAAATTGTCCATATTGCTATAAGGTTAAACAAGTATTGGAGTTGACAGGAAGTAACTTTGTGGTTTATAATTTAAATGAGCATTTTACCAGGGAAGAATTTTATTCCGAATTTGGTGAAGGATCAACATTTCCTCAAGTCCTTTGTGACGATAAGAAACTAGGTGGTTGTACAGATACTATTCAATATCTTAAAGAACAAAAAATTGTCTAATACAAACCTAAATAATAATAACCACAGAAATCGTGGCGTTGAAGTTTTACTCCATGGAGGAAAAAGAAAGCAAATTCAACCATTTCATATTATTTTTGAAAAGATATTTTGCTTTCTAAATCGGGAAGTAACTATCTATTTTGAATTTTCCTTAAAGTCTAGGAACAAGAAAAAGTAATTTTCCGGAGAAAAGAAATGTTAGCAGTTAGTTTAGTTCTTGGTTCTTTTTTAATTGTAATGTTTCTCATAGTCGGACTTATTGCTGGTTGGGTTGCGAGAGAATATATGATGAATTATCAAGATAGACCAAAACTTCATCCAGAATTTTTTGATGATAATGGAAATGTTATTCCTGATGAGGTTCTTGCAATAAGTTTCAATCCAGACTTCTTTGATGATGAGGAACTTGATGATGAAGAAGACTAAATATTTTTAAATTAATATAAATTTTGATTTTTATGAGTATGACAGTAACAAAAAAAACTACTACTAAACCAAAAACAAATCAGTTAAAAGTAGTAAATTCTGAAAGTTTAGAATTGCCAAAAAATCCCTTTATTTTCGAAGTACTAAATTTTGTTTCTAAGCAAAGAACAAATTCTAAGAAGGTAGAAATTTTAAAGAAATATGAAGATAGTTCTTTAAAAGCAATTTTTATTTGGAATTTTGATGAAACAGTAATATCAGTACTTCCTCCGGGAGAAGTTCCATATTCTAGTGTTGGTGAGCAAAATTCTTTCAGCGGAACTCTTTCTGAGAAAATTGATGATGCTGTAGTAAAAATGCAAGAAATTGGAAGTAATTCACTTGGATCTCAGGATCAGGGAAGATCTTCAATTCGTAAAGAATATACAAAATTTTATAATTTCGTAAAGGGAGGAAATGATTCATTAAGTTCTCTTCGTAGAGAAACAATGTTCATTAACATTTTAGAAGGTCTTCATCCCTTGGAAGCAGAAATTTTATGTCTTTGTAAGGATAAGAAACTTCAAACTAAGTATAAAATTACAAAGGAAATTGTTTTTGAAGCATATCCCGACATTCAATGGGGGGGTCGTTCGTGAGCACAGTTAGTAGTGTAAAAGAGGAAACACTCAAAATGGAATGGACACCAGAAGAAAAAAAAGATATTCCTCCCAAATATGGATGTGAAATTTTACTAGAAAATGCTACAAATGAAACTATAAAGGATCCGTCTTTTCCTACTGATGCTTATATTGTAGTTTATGAAGTTGATGGAAATAGATGCATGGATCTTTGTAGAGGAACAAGAGTTCGCATCTTTGATTTGTATTACGATAAATTTGGACCTAACGCGGTGAAAAAAATTGATTGGGGATACGGTAGAGTTAATCCAAGACTTTGGGGATATAAATCTTCACCGTCCAAAACTAAAAAGCGAAAGTGATTTCCCTGAGGGGGCAAAAAATTTCCCCCAAAAATTTCTCACGCGATAGTTTTTCAAAAAGGTAGCAGTATGATACAATTTTGGTATCAGTTGCTACTTTTTTGATTTTATGCTAATATATACAGTACGTTGATCGCATAAGCGACGGAAGTACCATTTGGGAAGCAACGCGCCAATACCTAAAAAGTAAAGGAGCAAACCTAATGTCCAAAGTCGTATATCGTGGTGTTGAATATGATACCCAAAAGCGCATTGAATACCAACAGCAAATGATGCAGCAACCCCAACAATACAACGAAACCTATCGTGGTATTAAGTATGTAAAGGAGGGGCACAAATGAACACTTATTTCGTTCGCTATCTCAAAACAAAAGCAAAGAAGGAAAAACTCCTTCAAGTAGCACAACTGAATATGGCAAAAAAACCACAAGTTGCCTGAAACTGGGAGGATTGACATCCTCCCTTTTTTTATGTAAAATGAGATGAGAGTATTACAAGATATGGACAAAGAAAAATTAAAACTTATCGTTCGTAATATAGAATTGCTTGTGGATTCATTAAAGGCAGAAATCTATTCTGATGTTTCTGCTTATACTCCTATGGAACCGATGAGAAAACGGGCAGTTTTAGATTATGACGAAATTTTTGAGGATAGTGATTTAGATGACGAATAGAGCAAAAGAACTGGTAAAGTTGCTTGAAAGATTGAGTAAACAAGACCATCTTTATTCTGATGAGCAACTGATAGAAATGAAACAACAATTGCGAGTTGTAAAACAAGAACTTGCAGAACTTGAAGCAAAAACATCAAAAGGATTTGGAAAGAAATGAGACCTATTAAAGCAAAAGATCTTCTTGAACTTGATAAGAGACTTGAAGTAGTAAAACTTCAAGGATATCCAATTCCAGAGCAGGTAATTTACCAAGCAGGAAAATGTGACTATTCAGAAATTCCTATTCATCATCAAGAAATTCCTACACCGCAGAAGTGTGGTGAATGGATCGTAGAGCAACTTCTAAGCAACGAGAGAGGGCACTGGGGACCTGTAGAACACCCCGGCATTACATTCTCGGTGTCTGGGTATGTCCACAACGTTATGGTGCAAGCAAGGACTCACAGGGTAGGTGTGACGTTTGATGTTCAATCTCAACGATACACTGGTAAGAGAGTTGTGAAGGTGGCACAAGGAGAATTGAAACCTGATGAAGTTTTCTATTCTCGTCCTCCTGGTTTCTATACCAATCGCAAGGGTAAGAAGTATGAATGGACTCAAGAAGATTATGATGATGAGATGAAATGGTATGTAGAAGGATGTAAGCGTTATGCTGTGAAGTATGAAAGGGGAATGTGTGAAGAACATATTCGTGATGGTCTAGCACAAGGAATTCGTCAAAACTTTGTAGTTTCTTGCAATCTTCGTTCTATTCTTCATATTCTTGATCTTCGTGCTAAGTTGGATGCTCAACTTGAAATTCAGGCATTAAGTGAACAAATTGCTCCCGAAATTCAAAAGTGGGCACCAAATGTTTGGGGTTATTATGAAGAAAAGCGTCTTCATAAAGCACGGTTGAGTCCATAAATATTTTTGTATTGATTTCGCAACTTCATGGAGTATTATACTTACGCTTATTTGCGAGAAGATAAAACTCCATGGTATATTGGTAAAGGTAAAGGTAGAAGAGCATATCAAAAACATGATTTCTTTTCTCCTCCACCAAAAGACAGAATACTCATTCTTAAAAATAATCTTACAGAAGATGCTGCATATAAACATGAAATTTATATGATTAATGTTTTTGGTAGAAAAGATTTGGGAACTGGAATTCTTCGCAATAAATCAAATGGTGGAGATGCTCCTCCTATCTTTACTGGACATACTGAAAAAAGTAAAGAAAAGATACGAAATTCCTGCAAGGGTAGAGTATTGGGTCCAGGTATGAGTGAAGATGCGAAAAATCGTCTTTCTAAACGAAATAAAGATATGGGAATAAAACCTCCCTTACATGTTAAATCGTTTAAATTGATGTCTCCAAAGGGGGAAATATATAATGGTGACAATATTAATGAATTTTGTGAACTACACAATTTAAAACCCTCTTGCATATATGATTTGCGTAGAGGAAGACAACAACAACATAAAGGATGGAGATTGGTTTAATGGCAATATATCCAGTTTATAATCCGGAAACGGGTGAAAAAAAAGTTATTGAAATGAGTGTCCATGATATTATGGATTGGTATGAAAATAATAAACCTTGGTCCCGTGATTGGTCACAGGGATGTGCTACTCCCGGAGAAGTCGGTGAATGGAAAGATAAACTCATCGCAAGAAATCCTGGATGGAATGAAGTACTAGATCGCGCAAGCAAAGCACCAAAATCAACTGTAAAGAAAATCTAATGGCAAGAAGAAAAAGAGCAGATCAACCAATCGGTGTTGGTCTTACCACTCGTCAATCAAAGCGTAAAAAACCATTAAGTAGTGAATATTTAATTGATATTGATCCTCTTACTAATAATCAAAGAAGACTTTTTGATTCTTATGCCGAAGGTAAACATGTTGTTGCTTATGGGTGTGCCGGAACTGGTAAAACTTTTATTACTCTATTCAATGCTTTGAAAGATGTTCTTGATGAAAGAACTCCTTATGAAAAAATTTATCTTGTTCGTTCATTAGTTGCAACCCGTGAGATCGGGTTTCTTCCAGGAACACATGATGATAAGGCAGATATCTACCAAATTCCTTATAAGAATATGGTGAAGTATATGTTTCAGATGCCTTCCGATGTTGACTTTGAAATGCTCTATGGCAATCTAAAATCACAAGAAACGATTAAGTTCTGGAGTACCTCATTCTTAAGAGGAACCACTCTTGATAATTCAATTATTATTGTAGATGAGTTTCAAAATCTTAATTTCCATGAATTGGATTCTATTATCACTCGCGTTGGTGAAAATACAAAAATTTGTTTTTGTGGAGACGGAACTCAATCAGATCTTGTAAAAACCAATGAGCGTAATGGTATTGTAGATTTTATGACAGTCTTGCGTAAAATGCCTTCTTTTGATATAATTGAATTTGGTGTAGAAGACATTGTTCGTTCTGGACTTGTTAAAGAATACATTATTGCAAAAATAGATGCTGGATTTTAATGACAAACTCTTTGATTGAAAAATATAATGAAATTCATGGTCAAAAATTTAATCATGTTGATATTGAACTCCCTAAGTTAGAAAGGGAGACTATAGATGGCATTCGATATTATAAGGTTCCAGATTTAGATCAACTTTTAAGATTAGTTTCGATTACTTCTGTTACCAGTCATAAAAATCGCCAGGTATTTGTTAAATGGCGCAAAAAGGTTGGCGACAAAGAAGCAGACAAGATCACGCAACAAGCAACTAGTCGTGGAACAGATATGCACACGCTAGTTGAGCATCATTTGAAGAATGATGATCTTCCAGAAGTTCAACCTTTATCTCAGTTTTTATTTGATATTGCTAAGAAAGATCTGAATCGTATAAATAATATTCATGCTCTTGAAGGGTCTTTATACAGCAAAGTTCTTGGAATTGCAGGTACTGTTGACTGTATAGGGGAGTTTGATGGTGAACTGGCAATAATTGACTTTAAAACTTCTAAAAAACCAAAACCACGCGAGTGGATTGAACATTATTTTGTTCAATGTATGGCATATGGTTGTATGCTGTATGAACTAACAGGTATTTCTGTTAAAAAACTGGTAATCATTATGGCTTGCGAAAATGGAGAATGCGTCGTCTATGAAGAATATGACAAATCAAAGTACATCAAACTACTCACCGAATACATTAGAGAGTTTGTTAGAGATAAACTGGAACAGTATGGAACAGAATAAAGAACTAGAACAGGCAATAGAAAATAAGTTTTTAACTCCTTCGAAATTTGCTCTGGAAATCGAAAGTATTGTGGCACTTGAAAAAATGAATTATATTGATGCAATATGTCATTATTGTGAGGAAAATAATATTGAGGTGGATTCAATTACAAAACTCATTTCAAAACCTCTGAAAGAAAAACTGAAATGGGATGCAACTCGTCTCAATTTTATGAAGCAAACATCAAAAGCAAAACTGCCTTTATGATTGTGACTCCTTTTGAAACTTATCAACATTATTTGTCACTCAAAAATCATTTCACAAATCCAAAATATGATTTTTTTAAATATGGTGCAAAGACCCGATCCAGTGTAACATCCTTTAATAAAAGGACCGATAAATACTGGTTTGAGAAAACAAGTCGTAAATATTCTGATAAAGAAGTAGTAGATTTTTTAGTATCAAACTTTGTAGAAACAGATTCTCCTGGTAACTTATGGATTGGGCAAATTATAAATTCTGGAGAAAGAACATATGCAGAGTGGATGCGAAGACAGCAAAGTTTGAGTTACTTGTTCAAGGAGCAATCGACAGAATTGTTCTCGGAAACTGAATTGAACGATGTCTTCAATTGTGCAAAAGGGCACCCTATAGTCCTCAAAAAATTTCTAAGTGGGAAATTATCACCAGAAACATTCGTAATTTACGACAAAATATTTTCAATCGTAGAGAAGTTTGATAAGAAACTAAATGATCCGGTGTGGGAATGTGTTTCTTTGAAAATTAAAAAATATAATCCATTTCTAAATATTGATGTGTTTCAATTCAAAAAAATTTTACGGGAAATATTCAATGAGTAATTTTTTTGACTCTGATATTATTCAAGGTGAATTAAAGGAGATTAATAAACTTCAGGAACAAATTTACGGAAGTATTCTCACTTTTGGTATGATGAGCCGTAAGACTAAACTGGAACATATTGAAAAACTTGAACTCTTATTAGAAAAGCAGCGTGTAATGTATACACGCTTGTCTCTTTCAGACGACCCTGAGGCGGTTGAAATGAAAGAGAATCTAAGAAAATCAGTCGCTCTGATGGGATTCCCACCGGAAACTGATATCAATATATTATTCGGTAGTATGAACAAAACAATTGAGTCTCTCAAGAAGTACCTTGACTAATCGACCAATCTTCGCTATACTATCCAAGTAATCCAACAAATCAAATTTATCCGAGGTATCCGAAATGGGGTTTTCTGATCTTAAAAAGCAATCTAAACTTGGTTCTCTCACTGCCAAACTGGTGAAAGAAGTTGAAAAAATGAATACTAGTAGCGGTTCTTCTGATGACCGTCTTTGGAAGTTAGATGTTGATAAAAGCGGTAATGGATATGCCGTAATCCGTTTTCTTCCTGCTCCCGATGGTGAAGATCTTCCTTTTGTGAAGGTTTATTCTCACGCCTTTCAAGGGCCTGGCGGTTGGTTGATTGATAATTGCCTGACTACTTTGAATGGACAAAAGTGTCCTGTTTGTGAGTATAATTCTGGTCTGTGGAACAATGGAACTGATGCTGGTAAAGAAGTAGCTCGTAAGCAAAAGCGTAAACTGACTTATGTAAGCAATATCTATGTTGTAAAGGATCCTGCAAATCCTGATAACGAAGGTAAAGTCTTTCTGTTCAAGTACGGTAAGAAAATCTTTGACAAACTTACTGAGGCAATGCAACCTGAATTTGAAGATGAGTCTCCTATTGATCCATTTGATTTTTGGCAAGGTGCTAACTTCAAACTGAAAGCAAAGAATGTTGCTGGATATCGTAACTATGATTCTAGTGAGTTTGCTTCTCAGAGTGCTCTTCTGGACGATGATGATTCTATGGAAGCAATTTGGAAAAAGCAGTATTCTCTGGCAGAATTCCTTTCTCCTAGCGAATACAAGACTTATGATGAACTGAAGAAGCGTCTTGATTCTGTTCTTGGTGCCAAGACTTCAACTCGGATTGATGAAGAGGTTGAAGATGAAGAAGATTATCGTGGTCCAGTGAAGGATCTTGACGATGGTCTCCGCAGTGAACTGAGTAATCTGAAACCTACCCGCCGTGCTGCTGTGGTTGAGGAAGATGAGGACGATGATGCCCTCAGTTACTTTGCAAAACTTGCCGAAGACTGATTAAATCTTATAATGGGGGGACCCCCCCCCTTTTTATGAAATTAATGATCTTGTATTTTCTGTTTTAATTAATCTATCATCAACATATTGTGAAGAATTATCATAAATCATTGCTTTTCTAGTATCATTAAGAACTTGTTGTAGGTATACTGGTTTCAATACATAGATTGCTCTTTTTTCATTGTTTCTTCTAACTTCATATTCATAGTTACTGATTCCAATTATAGGATTTTGTATATTTACAATGTTTAAACCTAATGTATTTTCATTAGTATAGAGATTTCCATTATCGTAATAAGATATCTTAAAATTAGGATCTACAACTTTACCAGCAGGGAGAATTAATTTATTTTGAGAATCTTTTATTTCTATAGTTTCATAATGATGTACTGCATTTAAATTTTCCCCATAGAGTTCTTCGGCATAATCATAAACTTGTTTATCTGATAATGGCCATTGATCTCTAATTCTTGTAATTCCTGCAGTAACTAAAACAACCCAATCATATTGAGCACTTCCATAAAGTTCTTCTGCTACAAGATCTGGTCTTGATCCATCAGGAATTTGATACTTATCAAATATTGTGAATACATTTTGCAAATCATCACGAAGTTTAACTCTACGAAAAAGATTTTTTACAAGAACATAATCATCAACAGACTTTCTATCGGAAAGAAAGGATTGATATTGTAGATTTGGTAACTCTCTAAAGTATGACATTTTAGTAACCTACAGAAGTGTCTCCAGAATTTGCAAGTTCTTCGTAACTTTCTTTGTAAATTGGTGTGAGTTCTTGGAACTGTAAAGTTAATTGCATATGAACTGGTGTCGCATCGGGATAAGTTGCATACTGAGCAGATCCATTATAATTAACACTCATTTGGGTTAAAGCACATGGTTTAAAACGGTGTAAAAATGGATGAACAGTTCCACCACTCATATATTCTAATTTGAATACATTGGGTGCTTTGACAAAGAGACCTCCACCAAGTTCATTCGGTCTTCCTTTTTGTGGAGTCATATTCACTTTGAATGTGCGAATAATTTCTTTAATTCTTTCAGATTCTTTTTTTGATCTTGGAACTAAATCAAATATAAAATTAAATGCTGGTCTCAATGTTACTCCATTGAATAATAATTCAACATTTTGATTGAATACCATTCCCGTTGCTCTTGATATGATTTGGTTAGTATCTCCTTGACCTAATGCTGCTGCTAATGCTGCAGCGGCAGTTCCTGCAGCAACAGCCTTTTGACCTTCTCCAGTATTAATGGCAGCACCTAAATTAGAAAATCCTTTAAGTATTGACTCTTGCATAGAACCACCTATATTACCACTTTGCACAGCCGATGATGCAGCTACTGCTAAACCACTAACAACAGGATTCATACTTCCAGATACCCAATCTGCAGCATTACTGTCTTGAATATTTGCTGGCATTGGAAGTATGATGACTGCTTCTGGTCTTTGAATATTTCCAGATTGTCTTAATGCATCTTCTGTTGTTGACAATGCAAATCCACCCGTCAAATTAAGACTAGGTGCTTTATATTCAATAACCTGGATCTTAAAGTAATCGTCTCCTTTATCAATATTATTAAGTGGATAGCGGAGTATGGGTGCCATTTATTTTTTTAACTATTTATTGTTAATTTTGAACTAATTTTCCGTAAGGAATTGTTAATAGAGTTTTAAATTCTTCTCTACTTAATTCATATAATCCACTCACTAATCGATCACCATCTTGTGTATTATATTGTCTGATTTTTCCAAGATGAAAATTAAACCCTCTGAATCCTCTTGGTAGAATATCTCCTGCACGAATTAGTGGATGTTGATCATAACGAATTCTTGGTGTTTTTGCATAATAGATGTAAGTATAATATTTTCCTGGAGTTGGAAAAGAGACTTCACTTCCACTTAATCTTGTTAATATTTCATTCATAAGTTCTTCTGGTCTTTCATTTTCCAATAAAGATTCTTTTAAATTTTTAAGTTGATTTGTTTTTTTCTTTGAACCAACTTTTCTTGGTAATTGTGGATTTGCTTCAACATAATCAAGATCAGTTCTGATAATATTAATCAATTGTCCTTTAGTTAATCTATCATATCCACTAAGTTTTCCTAGTCCACTTGCAGTTGCATAATAAATGTTATGAAATTTTGCAATCTCAATTAATTGTTCTTTGGTATAATCCTCTAATGGTTTTTCGTATCCTGTGAGTGGCATTATTTGATACCTAATTCGTTTTCTGTGATTACTTTGAACTCATAACCACGATCAGCACACCATTCTTTTGCTGCCTCCCATTTTGCCTGATTCTTAGCATATTCATAAACTTCACTAATATATCTTTTTGTTTGTCTTTGAGGTTTAGGAGGGGGTGCAGTTTGCTTTTTAGGTTTAACCTCAATCATATATTTTTTGATTGAACCATTAGGTTCTTTTACTTTTATGAGAAAGTCAGGGTAGTATCTGTGAATTTTTCCGTCTATTGGTGAGCGATAAGGAATTGCTTTTTCTTCAGATTCCCAAGATATGATGTTTTCATTTGTATCACAATAGACACAAAACTTTCGTTCCCATAAAGACCTATAGATGATATTTGTTGGATCACCATTATATTTTTCAGGAAAGGATGGTTGATATTTTCCTTTATATGACATCTAAATACTTACAATAAGAAACTCACAATAGGTATTTAGAGTGGCAACGCCCCGTAAAATATCAGATATAAGACCATTATTCACCAATCTTGCACAAACTTCTCACTATGAAGTCAGGTTTGGAGGTCTTCCAGATCAATTAAAAAAATATCTAGGTCAAAGGGGAATTACTGCAAGATTTATTGCAGAGGACGCTGGTTTGTTGTGTAATAATGCAGTGCTTCCAACAACTCAACTTGCCACAGTAAATGTAGACGGAAATTATACAGGAATAACAGAAACATTTGCACATCGTAGACAATACCAAGATATAAGTCTTGAATTTTATGTTGATAAAAATTATAATACATTGAAATTTTTAGAGCATTGGATGGAATTCATTGCAAGTGGTTCTACAAATCCTGTTGATGGAAATAATGCGCCAATTAATAGTAATATTGATCAGGGATACTTTATAAGAATGCAGTATCCTGAATATTACAAATCAAATAGAACTAGTATTATAAAATTTGACCGTGACTATCAAAGAGAAATCGAATATACTTTCATAGGTTTATATCCATACAGTATTGCATCAATACCTGTTGCATATTCTCAGTCAGATGTCATGAAAATGCAAGCATCATTTAAAATGGATCGATATGTAATTGGTAAATCTTATAGTATTAACATTGCAAGAGTCGAAGACAATAACAGAGAACCAACTCAACCCTCAGCAGCAGCACCAAGAAATCAGACAAATCCAACTTCTGTTTTAAGAACACCTAGATCTCCTGGATCAATACCTTCAAATGGAGTTGAATTTTTAAGATCTGACTTATCTTTATATGAGAATTTATACGGTAAAGGGCAATAAATAAATTGGAAATGTTTGGTTACTGGATATATTTCAAATGCTCCTGGACTTTCAAATTATCAAAGAAAAAGAAATATCGACACTACATTGCGTATTAAAATTGAATACTAAATATGTTTAAATGATTTGAATTAAAAAAATGGTTCTTCCAAAAATTGCAACGCCTTCCTATACACTAGAAATTCCTTCACTTAAGAAAGAAATCAAATATCGCCCATTTCTTGTTAAGGAAGAAAAAATATTAATTATTGCTATGGAAAGTGAAGATTCTAAGCAAATTGCTGAAGCAGTTAAGACAGTAATTTCAAATTGCATTTTATCAAAGGGAATCAAAGTTGAACAACTTGCAACTTTTGATATTGAGTATCTATTTTTAAATATTCGTGGAAAGTCTGTCGGAGAAGCAGTTGATGTTCTGATCACATGTCCCGATGACGAAAAGACTCAAGTTCCTGTAAGTATTAACTTAGATGATATTGAAATTAATATCGATGAAAACCATTCTAGAGATATTAATTTGGATGATAATCTAACATTGAGAATGAAATATCCATCAATGAAAGAATTTGTGAAAACAAATTTTGGCAATGACTTTAATATAAGTGTTGACGAAACTTTTGATTTAATTATTTCTTGTATTGAGCAGGTGTATAGTGAAGAAGAATCATGGTCAGCGGTTGATTGTACAAAAAAAGAACTTTCGGAATTTATTGAACAATTGACTTCAACTCAATTTAAACAGATTGAAAAGTTTTTTGAAACAATGCCCAAACTTTCTCACACCATTAAGGTTAAAAATCCGAATACAGAAGTAGAGAGTGAAGTATTGCTGGAGGGATTATCAAGTTTTTTCGCCTAGGCATGGCTCATGAAAATCTTGAGTCATATTATAAAACTAATTTTTCTCTGGTACAGCATCATAAATATTCATTGACGGAGATAGAAAATATGATACCATGGGAGAGAGAAATTTATATTGCTCTCCTTAAACAATATATTGAAGAAGAAAACCTAAAACACAGTGCAAATGGCTGAGATAGATCCAGAAAAAGTTGGAAAATCTGGCATTGATCCAATTACAGGATCTATATTGTCTCAGGAAGTTAGAAATAGTCTTCTAAAAAAGACTACATTTGATGCATCAGTTTTTAGAAATGAATTATTAGCGGTTGAAGGTAGAAGAAGAGAATTAGACTTACAAAATACAAATGTTATTCGTGAGCAAGAAAATGTATTAATTGGGTTTAATTCAAATATTCAAGCACTAAGAAATGATATTGGTAAACTTGGAACAGGTCTTGCAAATATAGCACTACTTCTCCAACAAGATGGTGCTGAGGAACAATCTAGACTTAGAGCAGATCAAGAAAAACAAAGGAGACTTGCAGAGCGTCAGGTTAGAATTGGTAAAGAAAGTGACATAGAAGAAAAAATACAAAGTGCTCTTGTGGCACCTGTTCAAAGATTGGTTCCTCAAGTAAATGATGTCTTTGGAAAAATTGGACAAGCACTTACAATTTTATTTGGTGGTTGGTTAACTAATCAAGTTATTCAAGCAATAAAAGCATCTGAAGGGGGCAATACAAAATTATTCAATGATATTAAATTCAATATTCTCAAAAATCTTGCAATTGTTGGTGGTGGATTATTGGCAATTAAAACAGGATTTTCTTTAGTTAAAAATACAATTGCTAAAGTTGCATCCGGATTGACAAGATTACTAATTGCAAAACCACTTGCACTTGCTGCTGGGTTACTTAGAATTCCTGGAATGGGATCTGGTGGAAAACCACCCGCAACTACAGGACCAAAATCAGGAGGAATACTTGGAGGAGTTGGTAAATTTGTTACATTTTTAAGCACATTGATGAATCTTAAAAATAAAGAATTTACTGATGCTACATTATCTGCTCTTAGTTTTGCTGCCAGAGCACCAGGACCACTCGGAGCAATTGGAAAGATTGCTGGTATTGCTTTTACTGCCGATGAAATTGCTGAAGCATTTGGTAAAAATATATTTGATGATGAAAGTTTAAATAAAAAAGTTGATGAAATTGCAAAGGTATTTAAAAAAGAAAATAAGACCGATACTTCTACTGCTTCACCAAAACCAGTACCATCATCAACTCCTCCTGCACCACCGCAACCTATGGTGCAACCAAAAACACCTATGATGGGTGAGCAAAAACAAGAAGCAGCAACTCCCACACCAAGTCCAGAAAGAGTTTCTCAATTCGAACAAGCATGGCAATACAGGAATAATCCTTTAGCAAGAGGAAGAATAGAAGGTGCTTGGGATAAGATGAGTGATGAAGAACGCCGACAAGCAAAAGAATGGGCAAAATCAAAAGGATATAATTGGAATGAAATGAAATTGAAAGAGTCCTCTTCAATGATGAGTCAGACTCAAACAACTCCACAATCTATGAAAGAAAGTGCAGTTCCCGCACAAATGTCTACCCCAGCACAAGTTGCCGCATTGCCAAAAGAACCCGTAAAAGTTGGTCAACTTCCTGAACCAAAACCATCATTGACAATGATTAAAACATCAAACAATGCAAATCAACAACAAAATGTTCCTGTTACAAGTGGAGCATTATCTGATGTTCCTTTAATCAACTCTGCAAACCCCGATAATTTTTATGTTCTCTACTCCCAATTAACTTATAATGTGGTGATATAAAATGGCAACAATAGCAGATTCTCTTAAAAAGTCATCAATTAATATCAATACTATTTCCAAGTCGCTGACTGAAACAAAGAAAAATGTTTCTTCAGTGAATGATTCTGTGAATAATATTTCCAGAATCATTGCAACAAATACTAGAGTTAAAAGAGAATTATTTGAAAATTCCAAAATTATTGGTATTAGAAGAGAAGAGGCATCAAAGAGACAACAACTTGAAGATCAGATAGAATCCTCAAAAGTTTCAACATCTCCATCAAGAGGTCTTGCTTTTGCTAACAGAAGCGATAAAGGACCTTTGAGCAGATTATTAGGATTTTTGGGATTTACATTTGCTGGTTGGATTGTAGAAAATTTGCCCACATGGATTTTTATGGGAAAGGAATTTATTTCCAGAATTGAAATGTTTGGTAGATCAATGTATAATATGGTTGATAATATGAAATTAATCATAAGTTCTTTTGGATCTGTTTTAAAAAATTCTTTCAATGCTATTATTACTTTAAATTTTGATGAATTTAGTGATGGGAGTGTTGCACAATCTTTTGATGGATTAAATCTTGCAGTTCAGAGTTTGGGAGATGATATTACTAAAACATTTGAACTCTTTACAACTCCCCTAAACAAATCAGTAGAAACGGGTGAAGAAGGACCTGGACTTGGTGAAGAAAGACCTGATACGATGTTTCCAACTGAAGGTGGATACGCAACAGCAGGATTATCTGGAGTAGCAAGACAAAGAGTTGGAACTGATGCAGCATTTTTAGGAGAAATTAAAAGAGTATCACAAAAATATAATATCCGAGAAGGAGATTTACTAGGATTAATTGCATCCGAAAGCGGATTCGATCCTTCTGCGGGACAAGTTGGTGGATATGTTGGTTTAATTCAATTTGGGGCGAATGAAGCAAGATCAGTAGGAACAACACAATCTGCTCTAATGAAAATGAGTAGAGCAGAGCAAATGAAATATGTTGATAAGTATTTTGAAACAAGAAAATTGAAAAAGGGAGCAGGTGCTGGACAATTATATGCAACTGTTTTTGCTCCAGCATATGCTTCCGGCGATCCCAATAAAGTTCTTTATAGTTCACCTTCTAGAGAATATGCTTCAAATGCACCTCTTGATACCAATCAGGATGGAAAAATAACCATTGCTGAAATGGGTGGAAGAATTCAGAAGAAAAAGAAAGAATTTGGTATTTCTGATAATGTTGTAATTACTTCCACAGCAGCACAATCACCTATGGTACAAGTTCCTGCAGGAAATATAAAACCATTAGTTGGTGATCGTCTTGGTGCTGGAAGAAATCATGGTGGGGTTGATTTGCAAGTTCCTTCAGGAACTCCATTGAGAGCAATTTCTGATGGTCAAATTGTTGACTCAGATTATGAAAAAGGATGGGGAAACTTTTTGGTGATGAAGGATAATCTTGGAATTTATCATTTATATGCTCACATGCAATCTGGATATAAAAAAGGAGGTACAGTTAAAAAAGGAGAAGTAATTGGAAAGGTAGGGATGTCTGGAAGAACTACTGGACCCCATCTTCATTGGGAAACAGGAACTGGGTGGAATGGTGGAATAATAACAGGAAGATTTGATGCTCTTAATAAGTATAGTAAATATGCACCATTTAATACATCATCCGAATATTCAAAAACTCAAGCACAAATTTCAGCACCTCCAACAAGAGTGGCACAACCTGCTGCGATGACTCCTCAGAGAAAAGGATCTCAGGTTGTAATTATAGATGACACAAAACCACAACAATCCCAAGTATCCTATCCAGCAGAACAACCATCATACGCACCAACAATCAGTGAATTTAAATTGTTAAATAATTTTATTAAAAACAAACTTTTAATCGATCTTGCGTACCTATAATGTCAATTAAAAAGTCGATATACGAAGAGTTAATATTAGAATCTAATGATAGATCTAGAACTATAGATCTTACAACTGGAGTAATTCTTTTTGAATACTATGAAGATATTTTTTCACCAACAATTACTGCAAAAGTTAAAGTTGTTGACAATGGTAATGTCATTGCGCCTAAAGATAATCCAGATGGAAATAAGCAAGCAATTTATAATGGACTTCCTTTAAGAGGTGGTGAAAGACTTTCACTCAAAATCGCAGGAAACTCTGCAACTAATCCTGGTTTAAATTTTTCTAAAAAAACTGATGATTACTTTTATGTTTCAAGTATTACTGATGTTATTTCAGAAACAAACAGAGAAACATTTACATTACATTTAACATCAAGAGAAGCAATCACCAATGAAACATCAAGAGTTTCAAAAAAATTTCCAACTTCATTAAGAATTAGTGATTCTGTTCAAAGAATCTTAAATGATTATCTAAAAACAAATAAAATAGGAAAAATTGATTCTTCTTCAAACAAGTATGGATTTATTGGAAATCTAAGAAAACCATTTACTGTTCTAATTTGGTTAGCATCAAAAGCAGTTCCAGAAAGTTCTGGAAATCCCACCGCTGGATTTTTATTTTATCAAACCCAAGATGGATTTCAATTTAGATCTCTTGATGAACTGATTGTCCAAACTCCTAAAGCAACTTATACTTACACAGAATCATCAGAATCTTATGATGAGAGTGATAAAAAAGTTAATAATGATTTTAAAATCTTGAATTATTATACTGATAAAAACCAAAATTTGATTGAAAAACTTAGATTGGGAACTTATGCAACTCAAAGAATGTTCTTTAACCCTTTGGATTTTTCATTCTCAAGTCCAGAAAAAGGTCTTTTTAGTTCAAAAGATTATTCTGGAAAAGCAAAAACTCTTGGTAGTAGATTAAAACTTCCTCCTATTGCGGAGGGATCTGACAAATCTTTAGGTGATGTTCCAACTCGCATTATTACTGCAATTTATGACGTTGGAACTTTAGAAAAAGGAGCATCAAGAGAAATCAATTCTGATCAGGGTCAATATCAATCACAAAGTTTGATGAGATATAATACTATGTTTACTCAAACGGTAAGCATGGTTGTTCCATCAAATACAAATTTAAGAGCTGGTGATGTGATTGAATGTAATTTTCCAAAAATTACACAATCTGATGCAAAAGAATTTGATTCTGAGACAAGTGGACTATATATGATTAAGGAACTATGTCACCATTTTGATACTGAAAATTCTTATACTTCTATGAAACTTATAAGGGATACTTTTGGTATAAGTAAAGAGGCAAAAAAATAAAAAATGTTAGATCAATCATTACTTCAGAGCAACTTTATTGGTAGAGATGGATTTCGTTGGTGGATTGGGCAAATTCCACCAATTGAATCTATGGGAGAACAACTCACTGGTGGTGGGTGGGGTAATCGATTTAAAGTAAGAATTCTTGGGTATCATCCTTACAGTGAAGCAGATCTTCCGAATGAAGATCTACCATGGGCACAATGCTTAATACCAACAACAGCAGGCAGTGGTGCTGCTAATGTTGCAACGGGAGTTCAATTGCAACCAGGTGATGTTGTTCTTGGATTTTTCTTAGATGGTGATAATGCTCAAATACCTGTGATTCTGGCAACATTTGGAAGAACAAGTTCAGTTCCTTCCACGACATATGAATCTCCATTTATACCATTCACTGGATTTTCCAGTTTAGTTCCAAAAAATGGGGGAACAAATACTAATGAGACTAATGAAGTAACACAAAGTTCTCTGCCAACTCCACCAGATGTTAGTGTAGAACAAGGAAAACAACTATCTTCAATCTTTGGATATCAAGTAATATCAGCAAACTCTGCAATTGGTGATATTATTCCTCTTGCAAATACTGCACAAAATGCAAAAACTTCTAAAATAAAGTCGGTTGTTACGAATTTAATTAAAAGAGTAAAAAGATTTCAAGGAAATGCTCAAAAAATAACAAATGAAATAAGAAAAGCAGTTGATAAAATTGTGCTTCTTTCTAATGAGTTTGTGGGTCTTTTTATGAATCCATTAATTAAATTACTCAAAACTCTTTTAAATCAAGGATTAAAGTTATTATACAAACTTGTTTTTGCTACAGTTCTTGCTGCTACAGGAAATCCTATAATTGCTCATGCTGCTGGAGTTGCCGCACAAAAAGCAATGGTAGGTCCAGTAAAGGCACTTGAGGATTCATTTTCATGTGTTGCCGGAGAAGTTATTGATAAACTTAAAAATATTGTTACGAATATTATTACATCTGCAGTTGAGAATATAGACAGGTTTGTAAGTTGTGTAGAAGACCAATTTGTTGGATCACTTTTAAATTCAATTATTGATAATCTTGAAACATTGATGTCTTCACCTCTTACTGGAGTTGCAAAATTACTTCAATTCTTCTCTGATTTTAGTGTTGGTAAGACAATGAGATCTGTTGTTGACGGACTAGGAGTTTCTGGTGCAGCATTTGATTGTAAACAAAATTTCAGCAATTATCAAGGACTAGCAAATGAATGGGTTGTTGGTGGTGGTCCAAAATATGGAAATGTAAATCCATATAATAATGTAAAAAATCTTGTAGATATTGAAAATTCCGGAGTTGATCCAAATTCAGTTGTTGAATGTTTTTCTGGTGCCCTGCAATTTGCAAATCCACCCATTATTAACATTTTTGGAGGAACAGGATCTAATGCAACTGCAGTTCCTATTTTTGGAAATGTTGTAACTGGACCAGATGGTAATGTTACTGGAAGTGTTATTGGAGTTCAGATTACAAATCCAGGATCTGGATATACTTTCCCACCATTTATTGAGATTGTTGATGATAACGAGCAAGGTTATGGTGCAGTTGGAAGATCTTTAATTAATGAGAATGGTGAACTTGAATCCATATACATGGTATCCGAAGGTGAAAATTATTCAGTTGGAGATATTTCAGAATATTCAGTCTTTGATGTTATAGTAGAAGATGGTGGATCTGGTTATGTAGATGGAGATATTGTTATTGATGATGTTGGTAACGAGTATACAACACAAATAATTGATGGAAGTATCTATCAAGTTAAACCTCTAAATAATGTTATTCAGACTTTACCCATATTAACTGTTGATACTAGATTTTCTGGGGTTTCTGGATCTAATGCTGGTAGTGGAGCAATTCTCAGACCATTATTAGGAACTCCAACATTTACTGGCGAAATACAAACTGTAGTACAATGTCCTAAGTAAAATGGCAGAAAGAAATAAAAATATATTTAAGAGACAAATAATCAGTTTTAATCCGAATTTTAGAATTGATACTGCAAACCCACAAATGGGTTTATCTGGTATGGATGTTTATAAAATTTATGGTGTAACTGATAATGGAGACAATCAATCATCAATTTCTTTAAGTAGCGGTGGAATATTTTCAATTTATAATGATCGTACCATTCAAATTTCTGGTGGATCAAAACATGAAGAGGGAAGAGAAGATATAATTATTATTGGAAATAATGGAAATGTTTCAATTACTGCAAATGGAATGGTTCGCATTCGCGGAACTTCTATTATGCTTGAAGCAGATGAAGATATACACTTAAAGGCAGGCAGAAATATTGATCTTAAAAGTGGATCTGGTCGAACTCTAATACAAGGTAATAAAATTGATATAACAGCACAAACTGGAAATTTAATTGATGAATTGGGAAAAGGATTCTTAAAGAGCGTTTTTGCTGGCACTTATGTTGGTGGGGATTTTCTTGGTGGGTTTATCAGTGGTGTTTCTAAAGCAGTTTTAAATTCGGTATTGTAATACATGGCAGAAAATTGTAAGCAAACAAAACCAGATCTTTCGGATTTTGACACAAGTAGTGAATCTAAAAGTAATCAAGTTCCTTATAAAGAACCAGCAAAAGATAGTAATTTTTATGGACTTGAATCACATTTTAATGAAGATGTAATTTTTTATAAAGATGTAAGAATTCATGGAGAAATAAAGGCAAATTTTTCTTTCCTAAAAAATATTTCTATTGCCGTAAAAAATTTAAATGTTTTAGGGAAATCAATTTTTGATGGTGATTCTTATTTTGGTAAAAATGTTTATGTTGAAGAAAATATTAATGTAGGAATTGTTACTGTAAGAGATGGTCTTGATGTTGGATGTGGAGGAACAACTTTAAGAGCAAATGTTTTAACTGGAAATGTTGGAATTGGTAGTACAATACCTCAACAAAAAATAGACATTGCTGGAAGTGCAAAAATTGATGTAACAATTTATGATTCTGTAAATGTTCCTGGAAAAAATGGATATGATTTAGTTAGAGATCAGGGAGGACTTCGCTGGATTCCACAAACTGCAGAACTAAATCTTGGTAATTGTGTTAATGATTCAATTGGAATTTCTACAGATGGAATTTTTATTTTGAATCAAGGAGTTCCTCTTTACCCTAATTATATTCCTCTTACAACTTGTGAATTTGGAAATATAAGACTTAAAGGAACAATTTATGATTATAATAATAATCCTGGTAATCCAAATGAAATTTTACTTAAGAATAATAGTGGTGGAGTTTCTTGGGTTAGTATTGATTCTCTTCAAGGTATAAGCGTTCAAAGTATTCAAGGTCTTCAGGGCGCATTAAGTAATTTTCAAGGTACTCAAGGTGCATTAAGTAATTTTCAAGGTACTCAAGGAGCACAAGGAGCACAAGGACTTCAAGGTACTCAAGGACTTCAGGGTATTCAAGGTACTCAAGGAGCACAAGGAGCACAAGGACTTCAAGGCACTCAAGGAACTCAAGGTCTTCAGGGCGCATTAAGTAATTTTCAAGGTACTCAAGGAGCACAAGGAGCACAAGGACTTCAAGGTACTCAAGGACTTCAGGGTATTCAAGGTACTCAAAGTTCTCAAGGACTTCAAGGTACTCAAGGTACTCAAGGACTTCAGGGTATTCAAGGTACTCAAAGTTCTCAAGGTACTCAAGGTCTTCAGGGTACTCAAGGTCTTCAGGGTATTCAAGGTACTCAAAGTTCTCAAGGTACTCAAGGTCTTCAGGGTACTCAAGGTCTTCAGGGTACTCAAGGTACTCAAGGAATACAAGGACTTCAAGGTACTCAAGGTACTCAAGGACTTCAGGGTATTCAAGGTATTCAAGGTACTCAAGGAATACAAGGACTTCAGGGTACTCAAGGACTTCAGGGTATTCAAGGTACTCAAAGTTCTCAAGGACTTCAAGGTACTCAAGGACTTCAGGGTATTCAAGGTACTCAAAGTTCTCAAGGACTTCAAGGTACTCAAGGTACTCAAGGTACTCAAGGTCTTCAGGGTATTCAAGGTACTCAAAGTTCTCAAGGACTTCAAGGTACTCAAGGTACTCAAGGTCTTCAGGGTATTCAAGGACTTCAAGGTATTCAAGGTACTCAAGGAATACAAGGTCTTCAGGGTCTTCAAGGTACTCAAGGACTTCAGGGTATTCAAGGTACTCAAGGAATACAAGGTCTTCAGGGTCTTCAAGGTACTCAAGGACTTCAGGGTATTCAAGGTACTCAAGGAATACAAGGTCTTCAGGGTCTTCAAGGTATTCAAGGTACTCAAGGACTTCAAGGAACACAAGGTTCTCAAGGACTTCAAGGTACTCAAGGACTTCAAGGTATTCAAGGTACTCAAGGAATACAAGGTCTTCAAGGTACTCAAGGTACTCAAGGATCTCAAGGTATAAATCAATTTGAAATTGTAAATGATAATTCAACAAATAAACTTAGTTATCCTCAATTCTCTAAAAATATTTCCGGATATGCCGCAACAGCATATGTTTCTAGTGAAAAATTAGTCTATAATCCTTCTAGTGGAAGTTTAGGTATTGGGACAAGTGTAATAACAAATACATTAACTGTTGTTGGTACTGCTACCGCAACAGAATATTATGGTGGTGGTGTAAATTTAGTTGGCATTGTAACAGATTTAATTTCCGGAATTGGAATAGATCTTTACCCTACACAAACTCCAGGAAATAAAGGTCAAGTTACAATAGTTTCTTATAGACCAATTGGAAAAACAATTTATGTTTCGCAAAATGGTAATGATAGTAATACAGGTCTTGCAGAAAATCATCCAAAAAGAACAATTAAAAACGCTGCAGGAATTGCAAGTTTTGGTGATACAATTAAGGTTTTCCCTGGAGTTTATATTGAAAATAATCCAATTATTTTGTCTAAAACAGTTTCAGTTGAGGGAACAGAATTAAGAAATTGTATGATTACACCTCAAAATTCTGGATTAGATTTGTTTCATCTTAATAATGGATGTCATATTACAGATTTAAGTTTTACTGGTCAATCATCAACTAATGGCGCAGCAATTGTTGCTCTTCAACCATTATCTGGAGTATCTTCTAATAGATTTTTTGATGGTGCAAGAATAATTCGTATGAATCTTGATTTTATTGCATCAGAAGCAGTCGGATATTTAACAAGTACAAATTATAAAAATCCGACATTTGTAGTTCCAACAGGAAATCCAAATGATTGTAAAGATGATATAAAAGATATTTTTAAGGCGGTTTGTTTTGATATTACTCGTGGTGGAAATTCAAAATCTGTAGGTGCTGGAAAAACCTATTATACCTCCGGAGGAGCACTGCAACATATTACTGGAACTGATATTAATGGATATAGTGTGAAAACTGCCACTATTGATACATTGCAATATGCTATCGGAATTGCATTTTCTTGCATTAATAATGTTGTATGGACTGGAAATAATCAAAGTCTTTATACGCAGATTAGAGATTTAAGTATGCAACCAGATGGAGCAACAAATAATAGTATTGGAAATTGTGCAAATGTTCTTTCTGCTGTCAACAGTTGTATTGGTATTGTGACCACAATTATTAATACTGGATTAAGTGCTCTTGGTGGTGCTGGAATTAATACCACATATCCATCAGATTATAATGCATTCTCAAGTAATAATTGGTCTTCTACAAAAATTGGTGGAAATACTTATTCTCCTGGTGTTGGTCCAATTACACAGGGTCCTTATGTTAGAAATTGCACTAATTTTATATCCAACAGTATAGGAATGAAGGTTGATGGATTTGCCGCAGAGCCGGGAGATCAAGATGATATTGGCGTAACAGGAACCATGTCTGTTGATTCTTATACACAATATAATCAGGGAGGTATTGGCGTATCAGTTAGTAATGGTGCTTATGCTCAATTAGTTTCTATTTTTACAATTTGTGATGATATTGGAATTTATACTGAATCGGGAGGACAGTGTGATATTACTAATTCAAACGCTTCTTTTGGAAATTATGGACTAGTTTCAAATGGAGTTGGTGATAATAAAACGAGATCAATTTATCGCTATACTGGAAATGTAGTTTCAACTGCAAAAATAGAAACTGATACGGTCGTTGTTTCTGGTATTGGTTCATTAAGACCTTATGATGGGCAGGCAATTTATTTTGGAGATCTTTATTATAATATAATTAGAATAGATGTTATTAATGGTGGTAGTGGATATTCTGATGCTAATCCGCCAACAGTTGTAATAGATTCTCCCACAGGTCCTGATGGGATTGCGGCAGAGGCATCTGCAAATGTTATTAATGGATCTGTAGTTTCAATTGATGTTATTAGTGGTGGTAGTCAATATTCGAGTTCCCCTAATATTTCTTTCACAAATACATCTGGTGGAATTGGTGCTGCTGCTACAACAGTTTTATATCCAACATATTATAAAGTTGAAAGTGCATCATTACCTAGTTCTGGAATATCTACAATAGTTCTCACTCAAAATTTAAACAATAATGTAAGTGCAGGAACAACAGTTTATTTTTCTAGATTAAGTCTTCAACTTGCAACTTCAATATCTCTTGAATGGGTAGGTTCTGGTACAAACATAAATAAAGCAAAACCTGCTTTGGGTGGAGTAGCAATTCAACAAAATGAAGTTGATAAGAGAAATGGTGGAGAAGTTGTATATACTAGCACAAATCAATCTGGAAATTTCCAAATTGGTGATGATGTTGTAATTAATCAGTTAACTGGCACTATTTCTGGAAGAGCTTTTAGTCAAAGTTTATTAAATACAGTAACACCTTTAGTAATAGCATTATCAAAATAAGTAAATGGCAGTTGTAGCACTTAATAAATTTAGAACAATTCGAGTTGGAATTACAACAGAAAATGTTGGTATTTATACTTGTCCTATTGGAGTTGCATCGGTAATAATTTTATCTCAAGTAACAAATATTTCTGCGGGTGCAGGAAGTTCTGTATATAAAGTAACTGCAATACATTCTAGAAGTATAGAATCTCCAAGTGATTATAAGTTTGCTAATTCAGTTTCAATTCCCCCAAATGATAGTTTTAACTTAATTAGTGATGGAAAATTGGCACTTGAAACTGGGGATGTTATTAAAATACAGGGAAATGCAAATAATGTACTTAATTTATTATTAAGTATTTTGGAAACAGCAAAACAATAAAATAAATGACTAAGTATAATTCTGGTAGAGTTATAAGATTTAATCAATCTGGAATTACTTCAGACAGGTATGAATTTCTAGGATTGGAGCAGGCAGAACCCGATTTAGGAGATCCTTTAGTTGGAGTATCTTCTGTTGGAGTAAACCCATACCCAATTGGCGAACAATATGTTTTAACTGCAGTTGGTGGATACACTGGAAAAAGGTATTGGATACCATCCGAAGAATTACTTGTTCAAGGTATTCAGGGTACTCAAGGTCTTCAGGGAACTCAAGGTACTCAAGGTCTTCAAGGTTCTCAAAGTTCTCAAGGACTTCAAGGTACTCAGGGTTCTCAAGGTAGACAAGGACTTCAAGGTACTCAAAGTTCTCAAGGTACTCAAGGACTTCAAGGTCTTCAAGGACTTCAGGGTACTCAGGGAACACAAAGTCTTCAAGGTTCTCAAGGAACACAAGGTCTTCAAGGATCTCAAGGACTTCAGGGTACTCAGGGTACTCAAAGTTCTCAAGGTACTCAAGGACTTCAAGGTACTCAAGGTACTCAAGGTTTAAGTAATCAGGGTTCTCAAGGACTTCAAGGTATTCAAGGTACTCAAGGACTTCAAGGTACTCAAGGTACTCAAGGACTTCAAGGTACTCAGGGCATTCAAGGATTTCAAGGTATTCAAGGTACTCAAGGTCTTCAAGGTCTCCAAGGTACTCAAGGACTGCAAGGTATTCAAGGAACACAAAGTTCTCAAGGACTTCAAGGACTTCAGGGTAGACAAGGACTTCAAGGTACTCAAGGTTCCCAAGGAATACAAGGTCTTCAGGGTATTCAAGGACTTCAAGGTACTCAAGGACTTCAAGGTATTCAAGGTTCTCAGGGTATTCAAGGTGGAGCTAATCAAGGACTTCAAGGTACTCAAGGTACTCAGGGTACTCAAGGAACACAAGGACTTCAGGGTATTCAAGGTACTCAAGGTCTTCAAGGTCTCCAAGGTACTCAAGGACTTCAGGGTACTCAGGGTACTCAAAGTTCTCAAGGTACTCAAGGACTTCAGGGTACTCAAGGAACACAAAGTTCTCAAGGACTTCAAGGACTTCAGGGTATTCAAGGTACTCAAGGACTTCAGGGTACTCAGGGTACTCAAAGTTCTCAAGGTACTCAAGGACTTCAAGGTACTCAAGGTACTCAAGGTTTAAGTAATCAGGGTTCTCAGGGACTTCAAGGTACTCAAAGTTCTCAAGGACTTCAAGGTACTCAAGGTTTAAGTAATCAGGGTTCTCAAGGTACTCAAGGTCTTCAAGGTTCGGGGGGCATTCAGGGTTCAATAGGTAAAGATGGAACATCGGTAACTATTGTAGGTTTTGCTACTGATGTTAATGCTACCTATCCTGGTGGAGGGCCAAATAATCCTCAAGGATATCTAAATTATTATTTCCCGTCATCTACTTATGGTCCTGGATCTGGTGTCATTAACGACCCAGATGGAAATCTATGGGTATCTAATGGAGCAACACCAACTGCTACATGGGTAAATGTTGGAGTTATTAGAGGTCCACAAGGTACTCAAGGTACTCAAGGTACTCAAGGACTGCAAGGTATTCAAGGAACACAAAGTTCTCAAGGACTTCAAGGACTTCAGGGTAGACAAGGACTTCAAGGTACTCAAGGTTCCCAAGGAACACAAGGACTTCAGGGTATTCAAGGTACTCAAGGACTTCAGGGTACTCAGGGTACTCAAAGTTCTCAAGGTACTCAAGGACTTCAAGGTCTTCAAGGTCTTAGTAATCAGGGTTCTCAAGGACTTCAAGGTATTCAAGGTACTCAAGGTACTCAAGGACTTCAAGGTACTCAAGGTATTCAAGGTATTCAAGGACTTCAGGGTACTCAGGGTACTCAAGGAACACAAGGACTTCAGGGTACTCAAGGAACACAAAGTTCTCAAGGACTTCAAGGACTTCAGGGTAGACAAGGACTTCAAGGTACTCAAGGTTCCCAAGGAACACAAGGACTTCAAGGTCTTCAAGGTCTTAGTAATCAGGGTTCTCAAGGACTTCAAGGTATTCAAGGTACTCAAGGTACTCAAGGACTTCAAGGTACTCAGGGCATTCAAGGATTTCAAGGTATTCAAGGTACTCAAGGTCTCCAAGGTACTCAGGGCATTCAAGGATTTCAAGGTATTCAAGGTACTCAGGGTACTCAAGGAACACAAGGACTTCAGGGTACTCAAGGTCTTCAAGGTTCTCAAGGTATTCAAGGAACACAAAGTTCTCAAGGACTTCAAGGACTTCAGGGTAGACAAGGACTTCAAGGTACTCAAGGTTCCCAAGGAACACAAGGACTTCAGGGTATTCAAGGTACTCAAGGACTTC